AGGCGAGACCTTGCAGGCGATAGGCGACGCAGAGAACATCACACGAGAACGCGTCCGCCAGATACTCAAGAAAGCCGAATCACCCCGAAAGTGAATGTGGCGGCACGCAACTTTATTGCGCACGCAACTTTATTGCGCAAAGTTAGCCTAGAGCCGCTGCGGCATACGAAGTATCTTGACAAGGCGATAAAACATGCCTCTACTCGCGCGCGGCTACACACACCCGAAAGAACCCCGGATATACAGACCGAGAAGCGGAAATCAGAAAGCAGGGTCACACCCAGATACCGCTCGACTCCGGGACCAAGCCCGGACCCTGTGAGCGGCGGCCCCGGGGTGAGCGGAACGGGCCGCCAGAACCTTCCCATGATCTTCCCAGATGCGCGCTGCCGGGCGCCACATCGACGGATTGTCGAGTGATTTCAACGGCTCGAGCGGCGGCGACCGAGAGTGAGACAGACTCCTGGTAGGCGACACCCCCCGGGCGCGCCCCGCCCCCTCGGGCGCGCCGATTGCTCCGGCGGCCGATGGCCTCGAGCTAGGAGAGTTCGGCGGCCCCCCACGTGGTCCACCCCAAAAAATAAATTGGTGATTGTGAGGATGTGGCTGTGGGAGTGTGGGTTGTGGGCTGTCTGGTTGGTGTGGCCGCGGGGCCTGCGGTATTTTGGTGAGGGTTGTGTGTTGGTTGGGGGGCTATCGGCGGTGGGTTTTGGGGGGTATTGTGTGGGTTATGACCGCAGATGTGTGGCTGTTGACGGCTCGGGAGGCTGAGGTTGCTCAGTTGATGGCGGTGGATTGTTTGTCGTCGAAGTTGATTGCGCGGCGGTTGGGGTTGTCGTATCGGACGGTGGAGTGTTATCGGCAGCGAGTGCTGTGGAAGATGGGGGTCCATTCGACGCCGGAGTTGGCGCGGTTGCTGGCGCTGCGGGAATGCTGGGGAGCGGGGCTATGAGGTGGCGGCGGATTGTGAACGAGTGGAATTTGCGGGCTGAGCCGTGGAGCGGTGCGGTTGGGATTGAAGAGGACGATCCCGATTTGGCGGTTCCGGCGATTGTGTGTTGGTTTACGCGGTCGTGGCCGGACGCGATGATTGACCGGGTGATTGAGTTGCACAACGCGGACGTTTCCGCTGATTTGACAAAATGTGAGGAAATTTCCGGTTGACGTTTGGGGTATTTGGGCGCAGCGTTTTGGTGAAACACGGGAGGTTTTCATGGATGACAAGATCATGCGTGCGGTTGCGCGCGAGTTGGACGTTCACGTTCTTGCGTGGAACGCGGGTGCGGAGTTGCTTACGCCCGGGGTGCGGTACATGAAGATCGAGGACTGCACATTCAACGGACCCATAACGATTGACAGCCTGCCGCGGCCGCTGACTTCGGTGGACCTGGGTTTGCAGCAGGGTGAGGTGCTGTGTGGCTGGGGGCCGGAGCAGACTTATCGGCTGGCGCTCCCGCTTGGCTGGGCTGCGTGGTACGCGGTGGGGGACGAGCTGCGATGAGCGCGGCCGAGGGGTTGGTGGCGCGGCTGCGGCATCGCGCCGACGAGATGGCGTCCGGGTACGTGCGGCCGCAGTGGGTGAGCGATCGGGAGTTGCTGCGCGAGGCTGCCAGGGTGATCGAGAGGCTGGAGCAGGCCGCGCTGTTGGGGGAGGCGAGCGATGCCGATTGACGGTCCGGTTCAGACGCCGCCTGCGATTTACGCGCAGATGAAGTCGGCGCGGGTGATCAGCGAGCAGATCGCGCCGGTTGAGGTGGTTGCGAAGACGTGCCTGGAGTGGTCGGCGACGTATCACTTTGCGCCGCCGCCGCCTGGGGAGCGGTTTCTGGGCTGCATGTTGCGGTGGCCGGACCGGTGCAAGGTGCTGCGGATTGACCGCGAGGACGTGAGGCGGCACGAGCTCGCGCACTGCAACGGCTGGGCGCCGGACCATCCGATGAGGTAGTCAGATGTCTGATGCGGAAGATTTGGTGAAGCAGCTTCGCGAGGTGGCTCGCACTGATGAGTTTGGACTGGAGCTTCTTTTGGATGCCGCCGACGTGATCGAAAAGCAGCAAGCGGCATTGGAGAGCATCAAGCTCAATCTTCATCCGGAGAACAAGCCGCCAGATCGTAAATGGGTGATGGACCGGGCGTTTAACGTTGCGCGGCAAGCGTTGGAATGACCGAGGAGAAGTTCAATCTTCCGATGTTTTCGTCTGTCGCGCCGTTCCCGCGCGAGCGATTTCTGATGTTTGTGGCGTGGCTGAAGGTGCAGTCGAGAGACTTTGGCTTGGTTGGTTTTCAGCTTCTCGGCGGCCAGCGTTACGTTATGGAGGAGATGATCGAGGCGCTGGATCGCGGCGTGACGACGTTCGTGATCCTGAAGGCCCGGCAGATCGGGATGACGACGTTTTTCATCGCGTTGGATATGTTCTGGGCGTTTGAATACAAGGGGCTGCTGGGGACGTTCATCCTGCACAAGGAGGAGGCGCGCGATGACTGGCGCTCCTCGATCGAGGTCTTCTACGACGAAATCCCGAGCAAGGTCACGATCGACGGGCGGTCGCTCAAGTTCAAGCCCCGGAAGCTTAGGCACAATCGCAATATCCTTTCTTTCGCCAATGGCTCCAGGTTCCGGTACCTTATTGCGGGGACGAGTGAGAATAGGAAGGGTGGATTGGGACGGTCGGGTGCTGCGAATTACGTTCACGCGACGGAGGTTGCTTTCTATGGTAACGAAGATGACATACGGGCGTTTAAGTCTTCTACGTCATCAATGTATGCCCACCGTCTGCAAATCTATGAATCGACCGCTAACGGCTTCAACCACTTCTCGGACACCTACGAAGCGGCGAAAGAGAGCGCAGTCGTAAAGGCGATTTTCGTCGGGTGGTGGCGCGACGAGCGATATGCCTTCGCGACCAACCATCCGTTCTACTATCAATTCATGCCGGACTCGTCGCTGACGCCGCTAGAACGGAAACGTGTCCGTTCCGTTAAGGAACAGTATAATTTCACGATCTCGCTGCAGCAGATCGCGTGGTATCGGTGGAAGCGGCGCGAGGAGTTCGACGACGACCAGCAACTCATGGACCAGGAGTTCCCATGGACCGACGAGGACGCTTTCCAAGCGACTGGCTCCAAATACTTTACAGCCGAGACGCTTACGGCAGCCATACGCGAATCGCGACGTATCCCATTCCAGGGGTATCGATACAAACTTACGACGCGATGGGAGGATACACAGGTCCAGGGTTTCAAGGATACTCGCGCGGAATTGCGTATCTGGGAGCACGCATCGGCATTTGGCTACTACGTCATTGGCTGCGATCCTGCGTGGGGGTCGTCGGAGAAGGCGGATCGGACGGTGATCAGCGTGTGGAGGGCGTTCGCCGAGTGCATTGTCCAAGTTGCGGAGTACTGCACGCCCCAGGTGAGCACCTATCAGTGCGCTTGGGTGCTGGCTCACTTGGCCGGCTTTTACGGACCGGTGGACTGTCGAGTGATCATCGAGATCAATGGCGCTGGTACAGCGGTGTGGCAGGAACTGATGAGCCTGCAGCAGAAGTGCCGCGAGATGAGGGTCACGGATGAGGACGCGCACCCGCGCAATGTGTTCAAGAACATGAGGCACTTCTACTACAGCAAGCCCGACACCGTGGGGCAGGGGGATTTTGCGTATCATTTTGTGATGAGCGACGCGAGGAAGCGCGAGCTGATGGCGAAGTTGAAGGACTCGTTCGAGCTTGGCCGGATGATCGTGCGCTCGGTGCCGATGCTCGACGAGATGCGGCGCATGGTGTCGGACGAAGGGCATATCGCCGCGGAGGGCGCGCACAAGGACGACCGTGTGATGGCCGCCGCCTTGGCTCACGAAGCCTGGAGGCGGTGGATGGTGCCGATCCTGAAGGGCCGCAACATGACGCGCGCGCGCTCGCACGCGATCGAGACGGCCGGCGGCGACGCGCCGATCGACAAGCTGGTGCTGAATTTCTTGAAAAAGCAGAACATCACGTTGCCCACAGCGAGGTGAAGTTATGTTTCCCTATGGCGCGGTAAGGATTATCGAGGATCACAATTTGGTCGACTCCACCGAGGATTGGTCTCGCGTGCGGTCGCCTTCCCGGGCGCTGCGGCGGATGAAAATGGGTCACAAGCAGAATGTTAGAATTGTCAGCAAGCCAAAAATGTCCGCCTACTCTTTGGATGGCGGGCGGACCTTGATAATGCATCCTGCGATGGCGGCTGCGCTACGTGCCGCAACGAGGTAAGCCAATGCTCATCACCTTGATCATGATCCTGACGATCAACGGCCAGGAGTTTCGGCGCGAGGAGCCCATTCCCAACCTGGAGCAGTGCTGGCGGATGGCGGCCGAGCGGATGGAGCAGCTGGAGACGCAGCACGGCGGGCGGATGGACACCATGGGGGTGGGCTGCGTCATCAACCATGGAAAGAAGTTGTGACCCGGCAACAGGTGATCAACTGTCTGCGGAAGTATCGCTACGACCCCGCCCACCGCTGGGGCAAGCAGGGCTGCACACTCGCAAACGTCGCAGCGCTTGCAAACCTCGATGTTACCCGGG